TTGGACTTAATACTGGAGGATGAGGAGGAGTAGTGGCAGTCATACATGTCAGTCGAATGGATAGCATGGGTAGTGATCTCACAGTAGCTAATGCTGCTCGTGTGTCATTCGCTAAACATAAGGAGGAACTAGATGAAGGCGATGAGAAGCTGATCAAGTTCCTTGCAGAGCATGGGCATTGGTCGCCGTTCTCTCATGTGTTCATGCAGTTTAAGATTGACGCACCTATCTTTGTAGCACGCCAACTACAGAAACATCAGGTAGGGTTGGCATGGAATGAGGTCAGCCGTAGGTATGTGGACAGTGAGCCTGAGTTCTATTCACCTGATGAGTGGAGGCGTAGGGCAACAGACAAGAAGCAAGGCAGCATGTCTGAGCCTGTCCCTTCACAGAAGGTAGTCAATAGCATCAAGAAGGAGTATGATACTGTTGCGTTGGACTGCTACAATAGGCTACTGAAGCTGAAGGTTTGTCCAGAGCAAGCACGTATGTTACTACCTCAAGACATGATGACGAGTTGGTACTGGAGTGGTAGTGTATATGCATTCAGTCGTGTATGTAATCTTAGATTAAAGGAGGACGCACAAGCAGAGACACGAGAGGTAGCACAGAGTATAAGTAATCACTGTGCTATTGAGTTCCCCATCAGTTGGAAAAACCTAGTGAAGGAGTAAGCATGACTAAAGACAAGAAGAAANCTACAGNAGAATCTCGGGCCTCATGGTTTGAGAATCATGTCATCGTTATGGGTGGTGATAAGGAACAAGAAGATAAGATCAAGCAAGCCTTGAAGGCTCGCATGGCAGCAGGAAATAGTGGAGGTTAAGCATGTCAGATCAGAAGTACTTTCTAATTACTAAAGAGAACGCCGAGGTCATCTTGAATAAGGTAGGCGTCTATCATGGGATGATGCCAATGAAGTTATGGCTATTATCAAGGACTTAAAGCGTGTCAGTGTTAAAGAAACAGAAGAAGACCTGCCGTTTATAAACAAGTTCAGTGGTACTGGTGACAGGAACGAAGAGCCTAAAGAAGAGCGTGACCGTCTTGCAGATGCGTTGGTTTCAGGTGACAAAATCTGGGGTGGCGATGGCACGCCTATTTACTAGATGGTACCTAGAGGATTTGATCACGCTAGAACAGCAGCCTTGTGTGCTACTGGTGTAGGTCGTGGTAAGTTTAGGTTAGGTGCAGTGGTGATGCGAGATACTCATGTGATCTCGGCTGGCTTTAATAGTTACAAGACACACACTAAGCTGGCTAGGGTTACTGAGTACCCGTGTCTCCATGCTGAGACACACGCTATGTTTCGAGCAGGGCTTGATAACATTGCAGGATACACTATGTATGTCATTCGTATTGGCAGGGATGGTGCAGCTAGGTTGGCTAAACCTTGTATGGTATGTCAGCACTACATACATCTGTCTGAATTAGGCAATGTATATTATTCAATAGACAAAGAGGAGTATGGTACACTATGAAAGCTCAAGAACAAGACATCGTTGAAGTACTTAGAACAATGCGTCCCACACTAGCGCCTTATTGGACTGGTCTTCTAAACGATGCTGCTGATGAGATCGTTAAACTTAGAACTAAAATACAGGAGTTAGAGGAGTACAGCTATGTCGTCAGCCAGCTACCCTGATAATGTACATCAGCCTGTGCATTACAACACAGGAAAGATAGAGTGCATTGATGCTATCGAAGAGTCTATGAGTACAGAAGAATTTTGTGGGTACCTTAAAGGTAACGCAGAGAAATACTTATGGCGCTATCGCTACAAGGGTAAGCCTATAGAAGACTTAGAGAAGTGTAGGTGGTATCTTGAGCGATTGATTGAGGTGTGCAAGCATGATCAAAGTACTAAGTGATGTAGTAGATAAGTATCTTAGTCTTCCTCAGTTTACTATAGCCATCCGGCGTGACGCTACTCGCAATCAGTATGCGTACCTACTACGTAAGCTATGTGAACTGCAATACAAAGGTAAGACTGTAGGTAGTGTAGCTATTGACAAGCTTAGACCTTCTACCTGCCAAGACCTGTACTACCTAATGATTAAGCAGTCACAGGGTGAGGGTGTTCGCGGTGCTAACTACACAGTGCAGGTAGCTGTGCGAGCATGGAACGTGTTAATCAAACACGATCTGTTAGACAGGAACCCTTGGTCCCTAGTAGAAAGGATGCAAGCAGCACCGAGACATACTGTCTGGACTAACGCTAACTTTGAGAGCATACTCAAGACAGCCTTCGCTGAGAGGCGATGGAGAAACATTGGCCTACTCATTCGTATCAATGCAGAGCTAGGTCAACGTGCTGGAGATATGAGGTTAGTACAATGGGAAAACTTTGACTTAGAGCAGCAGCTATATGTTCGTGAGTCTATTGAAAAAACTAGAGAACATATCCCCGGCATACCTATCTCGGATAACCTTAAGCGAATGATCATTGATCAAAAGGAGTACTATGCATTTCAACCTTGGGTTGTACCCAATCCTAACACTATGGAACCATACACTGAAAGCGGATTACGCCATACTTTCAGGAGGTTAGCTAGGTCTGCTAACATACCAGATAAGCTACAGTTCAGGGACATACGCCGTACAGTGCTGACTGACTTAGCTAATCATGGTGCTACTGATAATGAGATGATGTCCTTCAGTGGACACAAGAGTCGTGCTAGTCTTACACCATACACTAGGATCAGTGTTGATCAGGCTAGGAACGCAGCAACTAAAAGGAACTTTCAACTTAATGAATGAGGTGTGAAGTGAAAAAGAAAACACCAACGCACGACCTTAGTTGGTACATCAAGTGGCTGGCTACGTTTACAATTATTGTTGGGGCAGTGTTTAACTCATATGATATTGAACCCTACAATCTTTTTATTATGGCAGCGGGTGTGTCGCTATGGTTGTGTGTTGGTTTGTTATGGTTTGATCGTGCTTTAATTGTGTTGAACTCTGCTATACTTGTGATATACTTCAGTGGAATTATAATGCACTACGGTTACAGGTAGGCTATGTCATTACAAGCAGCCCTCGATCAGCTACCCTCACTGGATATGGATTCATCTTACCGAGGTGACTGTCCTATTTGTGGTGGTAGAAATACATTCACTGTTTCAAGAAACGTAGGAGGTGTAGTATACAACTGCTATAAGAATACTTGTAAGGTATCAGGCAAGTCAGACAGACCCATTACTATTGCTGACCTAAGCAACATGAAAGAAAGTAAGGCACATAATAACGCAGCCTTTAATGAGCCTACCCATTGGGTAAGGTCACATCCCGCAATGAATGAGTGGATGTTACAGTATGACTTGAACGCTAGACACATAGACACTAGGTATGATGTCAAGGAAGATCGCGTTGTATTCCTAGTCAAGAAGGATAGAAAAATTGTCGATGCTACTGGTCGTGTTGTTGGAGGAAACACTTATGCACCTAAATGGAAACGCTATGGTGAAGCACAAGTCCCTTATGTATACGGCGAGGGTGAAGTTGCGGTGGTGGTGGAGGATTGTGTCTCGGCAAGTGTTGTCGGTGAGATGGAGAATTTGGTAGGCTTTGGGTTGTTAGGTACTAACCTTCTTGCCCAATACGTTGACTACCTTAAACCGTATTCAAAGATCATTGTTGCACTAGACCCTGATGCTAAACGTAAGACACTACAGATTACCTCAACACTTAGGTCTACCTTTCCAAATGTTTATGCACTAAACTTACAGGACGATATAAAATATAGGATGCCATCAGACATGGCTTATTTAAGGAAGTTTGCAGGATGAGTATGGAACTCGGACTAATGAAGACGCTCTTGAACAAAGAGTTTTATGACACTAACAAAGTCTTTGCACGACAAGGCGTGTTCAGATCGAAGGAAACTAAATCAATCAAGCGTGTCCTTGATGATGCTATGTTTAGATACAAGGAAGACTTAGGTACTGATGACCTAGAAGCTTTGTTCTTCGCTGCTAATCCTGCACTTACTTCTGCACAGAAGGATGTGTATCGTAGTATCTTTCAGAAGGTTCTTATACAGCAGCCTCTATCCAAAGAGGTAGCACATGATGTGCTGACCCAGTTAAACCGTGAGGCATCTGCTGATGAGTTGGCTGACCTGTCGTTTAAGATAGCCAATGGGGAGATCACATCCTTACACCCAGTACGTGAGTTCATTGATCAACATGCAGATAACTTTACTCCTTCTCTACGGGTAGACTTTGAGCCTATAGACATTGAGTATCTACTTACACAGAATGATCTAGAGTTTAAGTGGACTATCAACATACCTACTGTTGCTCAAATGATTCCGGGTATCAATGCCGGTCAGTTGATTGTCGCTGCTGCACGACCTAACACAGGCAAGACTAGTAGCCATGCCAGCTTGTGTGCCGGTCCCGGTGGCTTCATTGAGCAAGGGGCACGGGTTATGGTACTGGCTAATGAGGAACGTGCTACTCGTGTAGCCGGTAGGTATCTCACTGCCTGTTGTGGTATGTCACTGGATGAGATCAGAAAGAACAAGAGCCAAGCAGAAAAGCGTATTGCTTTACTTAAAGATAATCTGTTTATCTCTGACGCTACAGGCTGGGATATGGACAGGCTAGAAGGTGCAGTTAAAGCATACAAGCCTGACATCTTAATTGCAGACATGGCTGATAAGTTTTTGCCCGGAGGTGT